TTATCTTATATATAAATAGTTATAGTAAATAACGTTTGAAAAAGAAAATTAATTTGTAGGATTGTAGGATTGTAGGAAGGGTTTTTCTGAAAAATATTTTTCAAAAGCGGTGTTTTCCTTGTTTCATTGAAAATTTAGGGGGTTCGGGGGAATTTGCGCTTTTTCCGTTGGGATAGAATATGAAATGAGCCGTACCTATCTTCGCAGACTGGCACGGCTCTCGTCTAATAAAAAAAACAACGTTTTTGGAGAAAATAATATCCTTTTTTATTTGGTAAAATCACTTTTTTTTCGTACCTTTACATCATTAAATTGGGGGCATATATACTCTAAAAGAGTAATTTAGGTATCTTCTTTTTATCACCCAATTTGATTATAAACACCTCCTTGTGTAAACTTTTCTTTATTCATCTTTCCATTCCTTCCAGGTTTTATAATCTAACTCTATACAATCACTCAAAAGTGCCTCGTGATCCCAAAGTGGGAATCGAATTCCCACTTTGTAATGGTTACCTACTCTACATCTTACATCTCCTCCAACAATCTTTCCATCTTCCGTGTAGAAAAAAGTATCGCAACTATGGCGATTAAGATTGATATGGCTTGGATAATGTCCACCGTCTGAACAGCCAGCCATAAAATATCGACGTTCTTTTCTGACCGTCTCCACCTGGGGGGGGAGGCGTTAGACTATTGATGAATGCATTTACTGCTTTTCTACGCCTGCGTTCGGCAAGCTGTTTCTCAAATCTCTTTATCATACCTAATTACTTCTTTACTTCATAAATTGGGGTGTTGTAAATGTTACCTATAATTTCTATTTTGGACTATACTACAGTATTCCCTATCTTATTTTTAAAAAGGTTCGTCACTGTCTTGCATAAGTGGAAAAGGAAAAGCCTGCTCTGTAGGTGTGCTTGGAGCTGCAGGAGGTGTTTCCTGCTCTTTTGCAGGTTTAGCTTCTTCGGTAAATGTCCTGCGGAAATCGATGTTATACAATTCCGTGAATTTATCGTAGTCAATGATTATAGCACTGGTAGATGTGCTTCTCGGCTTTCGTACCTTCACAACAGTCTCTTGATCATCGTTCCTCGGAACTTCAATGGTTTCTTCCCATGTGAAGCGACGAGAGGGAACTGTGCCAATGTAAGAGGGGTGGCTTCGTAGGTTCTGTTCCAGTGTAGAGAGTGTGCTTCCTTCCGTATTGTATCCTCCACGGTCGAAGATGGCGAAAATGGCACTCAAGCGTAGGAAGAGAACGTTGGTACCTGGTTCGAAGGTGAAGGTGTGTTTATCTCCACGAGAGTCTTTACCTGTAACATTCTTCGGTTGCTCGATGAGAAACTCACGACCTTCAACAACCTGCCTGGTATCTATCATGTTGTTTACAGCTGTAAAGAACATAGCCAGCTTATCAGTGCTGCGGATAAGTGAGAGTTGGAATTTAATCTTTTCCTGTGCTATCTTGAAAAAATCAGCATAAGAAAAAGGAAGCTGCAGGTTGGAATATTGCTCGATGAGCTTCACAGTTCCCAAGAATAAGGAAGCTGTCTTCATCAGACGGTCCATTTCGCCTGAGTTGATAACATCTTGTTTCAACTCATTGTATGCTTCCTGCTTTAATTGTCGAAAGTGGTCCATAAACATAGGTCGTAGCTCCAATATCTGCAGGAGGACATTTGATAATCCTACTTTGTTGGGGTCTTCTATGTTTTTGAGTTCCTCAAATATTCGCACCTCCTCCGGCGTTCTGTTCCGAGGTTTCGGAACTTCGCATACGATGACACGGCTCATCAAAGCATTATCGTCGCGCTGTGGCGTTTCCTGTCCACATATAATGACGGGGGCGAACACTTTGTCGTTTTCGATTTCCCTTCCTGATGTACCTCTTCTCTTCTGCTTGCCATCGCCGTCGTAAACGATACCTTTCAAAGCTTGAAATTTCGTATCGCTTATATCCTTGTTATTGTATTCATCGAGAACAACAGGCACGTCCTTAAATGTTCCCATGATAGTGGACATCGCTGCATCTGTTCCCGTGTTCAGGTTGAATATCGGAATATTGGGTGATATGAACAAAGAACGAATTGAGATTGCTATCTGTGTTTTACCCGATGACATCGGACCCATGAAGAACGGAGCAGTGAACAAGCGGTCTATACAGTGTATGTTACTTCGGAAAGCGCACATAATGGCAAAGATTATAGCCCACTTTCCGTTATCATTGATTTTATACACCTGGTCCATTAAAGAAGCCCATTTCTCAAATGATACTCTCTTGTCTGCAGGCACTTCTTTGTAGACCAGCTGGCTTATCAGCTCATATTTGTCTGATTGTTTTCCGCTGCCTGCATAGATTGTAGAGAAAGCAGGCAGGTAGTAGTTCTTCTTATTGTGAGTAACGACACCCAGTTCATTGACTGGGTCAAATCTCCATTGGTCATCGACATTGTGAAAGATGCCGTTCGCAAAGGAGAAGAATTGCTCATCTGTCTTTCTGCTCATACCCTCACTCTGTTGGTTCCCATAAGTTTTAACTTCCGAACACATTACGAAATGCCTACTCATATATGTCTTGATGGCTTTCCATTGCCATTCTTCACCGTTGAAGTTTACGGCTTCATAATTGATAAGCACCTCCTCTATCGATGACATCTTTAGCATAGCCTTTGAGGGTATTTCGATATAGATGGGCGTGTCGTAGTAACGACGGTTGATGCGCAGAACGCGTTTGTTCTGTTCGAAATCATCAGAGAAAATGTGCAGCAATGGTGTCATAAAGAAGTCGGCTACCTGTGTCATGCCGTTACCGTTCTTGTTCCTGAACATATAGCATACAGGTTCGCTCTTTTTATTAAGGCGAGGATAATAGTTGCATTCTCTCCACATCTTGCGGTACTCCTCATTTTCTTTAACATAGTCGGGAGGTTCATTTACATCGAACTCTTCGTCGGCGAGATTATCGTTCAGCAGGTTTACTTTCAGCGTCGATTTACGCTTTTGGACGAAAGGCTTTCGGATTTCGTCGAAATCTCCCTTGCTAAGTTGCAGGGCAGAACAATAGTCTTTGCGCTTTATAGTAACAATGCTCTCTTCCACATAAGAAGTGAGCTCGATGCATCTTTTTATAAGTGGGGCTTTATCGCCCAAATATTCTCTTAGGAAAGGTGCATGCAGCGCAATATAATAATCTACAAATGAACCTGTAGCATCATTATGAGTGATTTGTATGTTGATGCCGGAGCGAAACATCTCTGCCAACGTGTGTAGGTAATCACTCTCCTCACCATCTGCATTGATACTGCAACCTGTCTCCGAAGTAATAAAGTAACAATACACACGGCGGAGCTCTTGAATGTCATTGTTCAGTGGACGACCTGCCACATATACGATAGGTTCTTCTCCATATTGGTCGAGGAAGTCCTGCATCACCGATGTCAGAATAGCAGGGCTGTCTTTCTTTATGTTTTCTTTCAATGAATCTATACCGAAAATTCCTGCTTGCATTTTTGATTTAGGCAGTGTTTCTTTTATCTTCAGGCGGAGATTCCGTACACTTTCCTCGATGATGTTGAATTTAGTTTTGAACTCCTTGGTAACAGATTTCATATACTCAAGACGAAGAGCTGCATCCTGAACACAAGCAATGAGTGAACATATTGTATTCAACCCGTCGCTGATGATTGTTTCGTCCTTGCAGCCGTGCGGTATTATCATCTTCTTAAAGGCTGTTGGAAACGATTCCGTCAACCCGTGCAGCTTTACTTTGGTCCCGGCACCATTCTCTTTCGCAAATTCGTCGGGGTCTGTTCCTTTCGGAAGACGGATACACTTCACCTTTGCTCCGGCTTTCAATAGAAGTTCGCAGTTCTTCAGCGATGCTTTCACTCCTGCTGCATCTGCGTCATAGACCATTACGATGTAATCTGTAAAGCGTAGCAGCAGTTTTACCTGCTCATCGGTGAATGCGGTACCACTGCCACCGATAACATTTTCTACACCTACCTTGTGCAGGGACATCACATCGAATTGTCCCTCTACAAGGTAAACAAAACCTTGCTTGCCGATAGATTGCCGGGCTTGATAGAGTCCGAAGATATGCTTACCTTTTGTAAATAAAGGAGTCTCGCTGGTGTTTACGTATTTCCCGACGCCATCTTTAGGTGTTATGATTCTTCCGGAGAAGCCGATGATATGCCCCTGCATATCATAGAAAGGGAACATCAGCCTATCTCTGAACCTGTCATAGGAACGTCCTTCATTATTGCCCACCACGTCTACATCTTGCAACATCTGCAGGGAGTATCCAGCTTTGGTGAGTTCTGACATCGCCACATTCCCCATAGGTGCATACCCGACACCAAAATCGGTTAAAGCCTTATCAGAAATATGGTATCCGCGCGTAGCAAGGAAACTCTCCGCCTGCTGCAAATTTTTCTGAAAGAATTTTGCTGCAGCTTCTATTGCAATTCGCTGTGCTGCCTTCTGCTTGTAGCGCATTTCTTCTTCCGGATTCATTTCCTTTTCGGGGAACTCTAATCCGGCTTGAGTAGCACACCAACGAAGAGCTGACATAAAATCCATATTCAGGTGGTGCTGAATAAAGGCTATGACATCTCCGCTCGCTCCACAAACAAAACAATGATAGGTCTGCCTTGACGGGCTAACCATCATAGAGGGAGTATGGTCGTCATGAAATGGGCATACACCTTTATAGTTCACACCTGCTTTATGTAAATGCGTAAATGACTCTACAACATCTACTATATTTAAAGCTGACTTTACTTTCTCTATGAAATTTTTATCAATCATCTTTCAATTCTTCTTCCGTAAATAACTCCAACTGGCGGCTTTCGATAGATTCTGTAACGGTTATGCCAAAATATTCTGCCACGGCAGAATATTCCTTGCCTGTAATAGGTTTCCGTCCAAAGTACAAATCCCAGTATCGACGTTGCCCGATACCCGTTTCCCTGTAAAACATTCTTGTAGGAGAAAAGTCTTCGGGATGGCGAAATTTTATCTTAAGCAGTGCTATCAATAAATTTCGCTTAACCAATTGACCTGTTGTCAATTTACGGCGCAATACGTAAAGTCTGACAGACATAGGACTACGCTCCAAGTATTCTCCCATGTCTTCAAACGACATTTTTCCAAGGTTTTTCCTTACAAATTCATCATCTTGGGAGTTCCATCTTCTGTTTCCTTTCTTTGTCATATCGCGTGATGCTATTGAATTGGTGGTCAAAACTTAATATCGCAACGTTGTCTGCAGGATGTATACGACCCAAATTTAATTGGGCATATACCCTGAGAGACTCCCTGAGTAAAAACAATTCCCTCTCGGTTAAATCGTTTATGGAGTATTTACCCCAGCTGTCTTTGTCGATGTACATGGCTTTTAAAATTTGTTCTCATTCCTTCAGTTGAAACTCTCCTTATTTCCTTGCGAAGTGTCGGTGTAAATGGGGCGATTAACCTCTTCCTGAATTTCAGACAAACTCTGAAACGTTTAATGCCGTTTTTCCGCTTAAAAGCTTTCCTTACTCTTCTTATACTGGTCATAGTTGCTTGATGTTAAGGTCGAATTTCACCTCTCTCTTGAGAGGTATACCAAGAACACTGTGGAATTTTCCATCTTCTTTTTGTGTAAGAAAAATGTCATTCTCATATTCTTTTTTATAAGAATGAGCTCGACCATATTCGTCCCACACAATCTGCAGGTCGCCTTTATGTCCGTTTACCTGTCTGACGTATGAATGTCTTAACTTCATCTCGTCAATAACAATATCACTACCAAGAGCATCTATTGCTTCTTCAAAATCTTTTACTTTCATAGTTGTATTTTCTTAGATTGGCACTTTTTAATATTGCTGTATTGTACATACTCGTTTAATTTTAGACAATACAGCCCATTAATACAATTCCGGTGGAACTGACAGTTCCTGCACTCTTCACACATTGGGGAAGAGCTCTTTTTCTTCCTTGCCAAGGTACTCTGCTATCACTCTTCTCTTCAGTGGGTCTGGGAGAAATTCTCCTTGCAGCCATCTATATACAGTTTGTCTTGACACTCGACAAAGTTTTGCCAATTCCAAAATAGTTGTTTCCCTCTCGTTGGGCAGGGAATTTACATAATCCTTAAACTCCATACTTGATATTTTTTTTAGTTTTATTGCCACTTCAAATATTTTTTATTATTTTCGTGGCGTACAAATTGTTACGCAGTGCAAAATTGCAATATATTTTTTAAATATGCAAACATTTGAGTGATTATTTCACTCATTTAAATGAATTTAAATTTTAAAACAGGCTCATGGAAAAAGAAACTATTAACGACAGAATTCGCTATATCATTGAAAAAGAGGGGCATACTATCAGTTCCTTTGCAAGAAAAATAAACATTGGCGACCAAACTATCAGAAGCATCACAAAAGACAGGAACAAACCAAGTTATGAACTCATTGTAAAAATAATAGAGAGTTTCGAATGGGTTGATGCTAATTGGCTTGTTATGGGAGAAAAAAGTGAGATTGATACAGATAAGAAAAAACTCTACTCTGTAATTTCCACACAACAAAAGACTATAGATAGTCAGCAAAAAACAATTGATAGGCTAACAGCAAAACTCGTACAAGAGTTGTCTGAAGAGCCTTCTAAAAAAGTGGCAAATGTCGGATAATAAAACTGTATCCAAAAGGATAATATGAGTGAAAATACGGTGTTTTTAATCACGCAAAAATACAAATATACCACTCAAATGTTTGATTACCAGATATTTCCACAAGGTATTTAATCGGTAAAAAATCGGTGAAAAGAACTATATTTTATAAAACTTCCCTATTGACTATCAGCGAGTTACGCTATTGTTTTTCTGTCTCCATAATCCAGTCATCCCGACAATAAAAAGTGCAAAGGTTCGTTTCGAGGTCTTTGCACTTTTCTCTTTTAATGGGCGTTTCTCTTTCTTTGTTATTTTATCCAAGTTTCGGCTCAGTAGAAAAGAGGTGGGGAAATTTTCTTAATTAATATATTTTTCTTTCCTTTGCATCATGGAAGAAAAAT